AAAAACTCTAAATAAGAATAAATAGAAGAAGGCTCTGCCCCTGTATCAGCAAAGACAGCGCAGTCAGGCATAGGTAACTCACCTTTAGCAGCCATAAGAGCCATAGCCGAACTTTGTACTCCTACGCCTAAACTAATTACTGTTAGTATTTTTTCCATATTTCTTCCTTAGATAATTTAAACTGATTGGCATCTCATCAAAGCTACCGTTGTTTACCTCGTTCAACATCCAAACTCCTGACCAGCTACCGTTTGTCTGCGGAGTTAAGTAGTCCTCGTCATGTTGGTAACAGATACCAGCAAAGATTCCTGTAATGCTAGAACCGTCTGCCCGTTTACTAAATGATATAGCTCGGTCTTGAACGTGTCCCATAATACAACTCATGTGCTTCTTCTGTAATAATAAACCAGGATTACTAACCGGTCTACCCATAACGCCCGATGTAAAGTAGTGACTGTATGCAATGTTATTTATTATTTTTACGTCTAGAAAGTCTTGTATATCCCAGCCGTACTTTTTTAGGTTAAAGTCGTTATAACCTATCAAGCCTTCTAGTTTTCTATCAGACTCTATAGCTCTCTCTATTCGTTGCTCATGATTACCTATTAAGAAAATTAACTTAGGGTTCCATGTTTTCTTTCTGTTTCTCTTTAACCTCTTGATTTCATTGACAATAGGTTTCATTAATTTATCCATCGCTAAGTTACCTGCAATGATATCGTTGTTATACGTCCGTCCCTCGAATGCTTTCTTACCGACATCGTAAATGGAAAGGCTCGGCATGTCCCAGTGATCTCCGAGATGGACAATAACTTCTGGTTTCTTTTCTGCTGCGTATTTCCCGACCCACTCTAAATGCTCAGTAGGATAGCCAGGTTTGCATTGCGTATCAGGAATGACTAAGTGTCTCATGCTTCTCCTTTAGCAGTCGTATGAAGTATTCTGCATCGATAACAGCCAGTGGTTTAGAGTGGTTCTGTTTAACTACTACAACAGGTTCTCTATCTTCTGGGCAGTTGTCGGCAGCTTGGGAATAAAAGGCATACACAGCGAGAGAGCTTCTTGACTTACACTCTACTGATATGCCTAATGTATCTCCTGCTTCCTGAGAAAACAGTATGTCTTCCCCTCCTGCTCCCATACTGGTTGATCTTACATCGGACCTGGAAAAGTCGAACCTGTCCAAAATTCTGTCTCTAAACCATTGCTGGAGTTTTCTTCCTTTGGCTTTTGCGCTTTGGGTTTTGATTGTTTTCTCCTTATGTCTAAGAACTTGTTCAATCTAACCCGCTTCACTTTAGTAATCATGCCTTTAGGTATTTGCATTCTTGAGTTAGACTGATCGTAGGATATAGCAGCAGCAATACATATAGCGTCATCGTCTTCCGCTACTACGAAACCTATACTCAATACCGGATGTGCTTCAGCTTTCTCAATGGTTTCCCATCCAGATTCTGACACAGCGTCCAGCCATTCAATATACGCTATCTCTGGGAAATCTTCGGTATCCAAATCTCTCCAGCTTTTCTTCGTATCCATAGTAATTGTGCTCTTTCAGTTAGTAACTCAAGGTTATCCTCATACGCTTCTAAAACCGCAGCGAATAATTGTCTCTCGTTTTTACAGTCCTTCAGTATCTTCCCAGCTTTAACGGGACCTATGCCCTGTAATCCAGGAATGTTGTCCACTCGATCACCGGTTAGTATCTGAAGATAAAAATGTTTGATGGCTTCCTTCTCAGTAATGTAATAAAGATTGTCCTTGACAAAGTTGTAGTGCCATCCCCGCAACATATCAAGGTCTTTATCTAACGACATGATGCAAAAGGCTCCTGCCTTCATAGTGTAGGCAGCAATACCAATTGCATCATCCGCTTCTTCCCCTTCGCTTAACTCGAATCCCCATCGTTCAATGAGGTACTGACGCAGAGCTTCGTAATGGTTAGGCTTTCTAGCGCCACTACGGTTTCCTTTGTACTCTTTCTCGTTAGCTATCTTGTACCGGAAGTTGGTCCTACCAGTAACGTAACCAGAGAAGTCATCTACGTAATCGAAGCGTAAAAGATTAGTAACATAGTTACCCATCCGACTAATAGCAAACTTCTCATCGTCATCGTCACTAGCAAAACCAATTCGGTACACTAGGATATCACCGTCTATCAGTGCAGTTGCATTATTGAGAGACGGTCTACCCATTATACTGCTTCTACTTCATCCATAACATCGGCAACACCAGCACCGTGATATTCGATAAGGTTTGTAACAACGACATGACCTCTAATCCCTGCTGACACGCCCTTCTTACCTTTATAGTTATAGGTATAAGGATCAATGATAGCGATACAATCAGAGCCATTACCGATCTTACCTGTAATCTCATTACCTTGAGAGTCAACCATCTTAATCGGATAGTTACTCTTACACGTTACGTGAAACTGCTGATCGTCTTTATGCTTGACATCGAGCATCGCTTCATCCTGTAACTTCGCTACTGCCTGTTCGGATAGTTGACCAATGTCCACACCGTACCTACCATCATCGTAAGCCTCGTTGTGGCGTGACCAAAATACCTGACCTTTTACTTTTACTGGTTTCATTTAATTTCCTTTAGTTAATGTGTCGCTGCCCAGTTTAGTCCTACTTTGAATTCCCCGTCCAAAGGGCAACGTAAGTTTAGACGGATTCCTGCTTGACGGATGGATTGTACTGCAAAGTGTCCAACCGTTTCTGCATCCTGTTCAGTTGTTTCTATCTGCCATTCATCATGCACATTCGCAACGAAAAGGGCATTTATTTTAGCATGTATTATCTTTCTGTTCAACATAATTAATGCTTGCTTCATGACTATTGCACCTGCACCCTGCAGTAATGTATTCAGAGCAGCGTGTTGTGACCGGACAATCAACCTACGACCATCCAAAGCAGGTAACCATTCCTTCTCAGCTAACCGGCTGACCTTGTCCTTCAGCTTCTGCAAAGCTGGCGTGTTCTTTAAGAAGCTATCGATCAATCGTCTTCCTTCTCGTTCACCACCACCTACAATCTGACCGATCTTAGCGGGACCTGCACCATACAGAAACGCATAGATAAATGTCTTGGCTTGATCCCTGTCAGTCAGTCCAGCAGCTTGCATGTTAGCTGTATGAATGTCACCTTCGAGTATTTCTTTCGTGTAGTTCCTGTCGTCCATATAGTGTGCAAGCATCCTGAGTTCTAGCCCACTAGCGTCAGCACCGAGTAGTACATTACCGTCCTCTACCGTCCATACTGATCTACACTCCTCACCATACTCACTACCAACACGCGGGACTTGAGCTAGGTTAGGTTTACTGTGTGTCATTCTTCCCGTGATCGCTCCGTTGGTTCTGACCTTACAGTGTACCCGTCCCCTTTCAGATACATTTTCAATCCACGACTTAACTTGAGCCACCCTTTTCTGAAGTAGTAGATATCGTAGAATAGGTTTAGCTTGAGGAATTTTAACAGTTTGTAATACTTTCTCATCGACAATGACTGATCCTTTCTCTGTATGTTTTCTAGGTTTCCATCCGAGACCCATTAATCTTTCCGCTATTTGTTTGCGGGAACCTGGGTTAAATACTTCTACTTTATCCTTCAATCGCTTACCTGTCTTGTCGCTATATCGCTCAGTCGTAATCGGATGAAAGACCTGCTGAAGTTCTTCTTCAATATCCATAAGGCTTTGCTGCCAGTTAGCAAGCATCGACATACACTTCGGTACATCTAGTTTGAATCCGTTTTCTTCTTGCTTTTTAACGACCATAGCGACCTCATGCTCAAGATCAACTGACTGACCCCAGTCCAGTAAACTAGAATCAAGATGCGTAAATAGTGCATGAGTAATCTCAACGTCTTGTATGCAGTAGTCAACCATGTCTTCAGATAAGCCACCATCGAAGTCACTGAAGTCCCCTTTTTTTAGCCCTAGTCTCACGCCCCATGAATCGAGAGAGTGTCCTTTTTCTAGGACTGGGTTGAACAACCTTGACATTATCAACGTATCTTTTAACGGGTTCGAGTCCGTATTCAAATTCCACAGCTTCTTCAATACTGGTAAGTCGAAGCTGATTATGTTGTGACCAATCAACAGGTCTTGATCCTCGATGTATTGGCGTAAGCCGTTTGCTGCTTTCCATACCTTAACCTCCCCTGAGTCTATATCCTTAGTGACCGCGCACCATATCTCGGTGGCATCTAAACCGTCAGTCTCAATGTCAATCGCTAGTCTTTTCATAGAGCGTCCTCGTCATGTTTTTCAGTCATCCTACCAGTTTGTTTATTGTACAACAACCGACAGGCGGGACCAGTAAGCCCACTAAATCTATTCTTCAGGACACGAACGCGGGTAGTGTGTCTTTCTTCTTCGTCCTCATGCTGACCGTTACGCTCAAGACCTATGACAATATCCGCTACGTTACCTTGAGCCGATGACCCTTTAAGATGAGCCAGACTGGTTAACGCTCCTTCCTCGTGACCCTTGCCGTCAGGTCTCTTCAAATGCGAAACACCAAACAAACATATCCCAGTTTCTTTTACCAGGATACGCAACTCCCGCATGATCTCTTCCAGTGCCTCTCGCTCTGACCCTCTCTCTGCACCTGCAACTATGATAGATATGTGATCCAGGAAAATATATTTACAGTCGAGAGCTTTAGCCATATACCTAACTCGCTGAACTATCTTGTCCTTGTCTAGCTCACCGTTGCTATCGAGTAGAAACAATCGACCAGTGCCTAACGTAGCCTCAAAGGACTCCCGCAGTTCCTTGTCCGATACTTTGGTGGTAGGTAGGTGAAGTAGTTTGTTGGCGTGTAATGACATCATTGACCGAGCAGTGGTACGCACCGTCTCCTCCAGGAACAATAGTCCTATGTTGTCTTCGGTATTGTTCAGGATATGGTAGACAAACTCCCGCATGAACTGGGACTTACCAAGACCCGAACCGGCAGCTACAATCACCATCTCGTTAGGTCTAATCCCGTAGGTTAAATCGTTCAGCCCCTTGTAAGGATAGTTGATTAGGCTATCTTCCATTGGAGCACTAACTATATCCCACAAAGTGCTACCGTCCACGATGCCGTCAGGAACAAACCGTTCAGAGTTCCACCATTCCTTAACAAACTCTTCTCCCCATCCGCGTTGTAAATATTCACTCGCATCCTTCAGTCCGTTACTACTCTTAAACACTTTGACCTTAGACCCGAACAACTCAGCCACCTGTTGTGATGCTTCCCGCCCTTGAGGATCCATATCAAAACAAACAACAATCGTATCGAAACTGTCAATAAACTCGAAGGCGTTCTTACAATCGTTCAACGCACTCCCTGCCCCATTGCGTACCGAGACAACAGGGTAGGTACTGACACTGCCGAGCATCTGCCACACACTCATAGCGTCCCACTCTCCCTCGCAGATTGTTAACATCTTCTGACCTTTGGAAAATAAGTGCTGACCGTACAGTCTACCGTCCCGCCAGTTACCCGATATCGAATACTTCTTATCGTCTACTTGTCGCTTTTTGTAGGCTACCGTGTTCCCTTGCTCATCACAGTAGGGGAAGTGATAATGATTATCTGCCGTTATAGTCCCGTAGAACTCGCACGTTAACCTTGAGAGTTTCCTATCAACAATTGTTTTGCACTCCCCTTGCACAAGAGAGAATGCCTTCTTAGAGTTAACAACCTTGAGAGATTCCTCACTAGGCTTGAAGGTAGCCTTGTCGCAAGAGAAACACTTAGTCCCCCAATCATAAATCGTCAAAGCGTCTGACGATCCACAATCAGAACAGGGTTGAGCCGTCAGTATCTGAACACCCATAATACAAATCTCCTATCTATATATAACTATATAGTTAACTATTAGAAACTATATGGTTCACTTAATAATAATAATACTTAATAACTAATTAATACTCTTAGAAACTATCTCGGACTGCATAGCTAGTTCTAATAGATCCATCATGACCTGCTTAGAACCGTGTTGCCCCATCAGTTCTACCATCTCCGATAGTATTGAATAATAGTGACTTTCTTCCTGCATCATCTGGTAGTCATCGTCAGTCATGCTTTGTCCTTTTTCAGTCGGTTAGTCCAAGTCTTCTCACTGACCATCTTACCATCAATCAGAAAACGCTTTGTATGGTTCGTCCAAATCAATTGATACTTAGGCTTACCGTTTCGGAACACTTCGTAAACAGTTTGTGTATCCCTCTCAGAGTTCATCAGAGCCTCCAGGTTTCGTTGTAATGTCATCAGGGTAGGTTACCCCTTCGGTATACGTTAGATCGTCGTCAGCGTGCTTTAAATCGGGTCTATCGAGCATGAACACATCGTCAAGATCACTACTCGACAAACAATCGTTGCACAAACTGACGAATTCTAAACGTAGGTTCTTACGGGTCGCTTCATAATCCGACAGCAACCCGTCACAACTTTCGCACCTCATTCGTTCGCCCAGTACTGATCGTCCTCGTAACGCAGAACAATCAGCCTATCGTAAGCATCATCTTGATTGAGGCTCCTATACTGTCCGAGGTACTGACACACCTCACCATAACTCATAGATAAAACGTCATCAGTAATTTGATCGAGCCTTGAATCGTTGTATTCGTTACTCATTGTTCTACCTCCGCTTGTAAGTAAATGGTTTGTTCGGTGTCCCGATTGCCACAGTTAGCGCACTCTTCGATGAACGTATCGTGTTCGGGGTAAACGTGCGAGCAAATTAAACATTCAACCTCTACTGTCATTGTTTACCCTCCGTGCATGAACAATAATAAAACTCCGTACCATCTTCGTCATCATCAACCAACTCGCACTTGTTACAGTCTGGGTCAG